TCACTGCCACCCATAGCCAGTAAGAAGTAGGTTAGAAAAATAATTATAATCAAACCAAATTCCGTGCTTAACAAAACCTGTACCTACACCGAGAGAAGCACAAACTTTTGATACTACTTTCAACGGCAACCAGATCCCAGCTATACTTAAGCCAACGCCCATTGTTCTTACTGTATTTTTTGACAATCTTATACGTGCGTAATTCCAATGGTATGTAACTTTATTCACTCCCGCTCCTTTTAACAAACCTCTTTTAACTACTGTCTCTTTACCTTCAGGAGTCACAGCTATAACATTGGTACTTGAGTCATTTGTAGCTAAAGTAAGTAAATTATTTGTCTCAGCCACTTGTTTGTTAACGGCCTCTATTTTTTCTGTTGTCATTTCACTACCAATAGACGGATTTACTTTATATTGTTTCAGTGGACTGTCAAAAGTTATATATTTTTCTGCAATAAGATTGTCTAATTCTGTTAAAGGTGAGTCTGAAAAAGTTTCCTCTTGTTGATAATCTTGAACCTTTTGTTTAGATGTAGATGCTAAAGATGTTGTTGGTAAAACCAATGAACTAGATAAAAGAACAGTAGCCAAACCCCCACAAATAATTTTTTTAGTTGTTTTATTTTTCATCGTCTTTTGCTCCTTTTGTGTCTGAATTTATTTTGAACTAACAAAAGTTACTGACTAAAGATTAATTCTAATTATTAGAATCTTCCATATAACCTCCTTACAAATACTCTAACACGTCCAGTTCATGTATAACCAAAAAAGTAATGAAATGTCCGATTCTTGTCATGAATGACTAAAAACAGGACTTATTTAGAATTATTATTACACGATTTGTGTAACATTGTGTTTTAAACTAAAATATCACACACATTCCAAGTTGTTATTCACAGTTTATGCATGCCTTTTTCTAACCGTCATAAAAAGTACATATCTACTCAAAATATAAATTGTTTTTTATATGAAATTTCTTTCCTTATTTAATTTTTTATCATATTTCATAATATCCAAGTGAATAAAACAGTATAATTATTCACTAAACTTTAATTTTATTGATTCTTATCAAATTTTTATATGATAAGCATTCCATTCAACTAATTGAGCTGAGTCATTAGACAAGCGGCAAACACTAAGCTTATGTTTAAGTTTTTTACATAAAAAAAACTAAATGGTAAGTTAGGGGTTAATCATTGTTCTCAGCAGGTGTCATTTCTGTACTAACAAAATCAATAAACGGAATATGTTACTTTGGGTATTCTGACAACCCAGTTATATTTAGAAACCATCAGTCTTATATACGCTAGTAACACCGCAGGAGCATTTACTGTTAACACTGGTAAGTTCCCTCGATCTAACACTCATACCATTAACAATATTTTCATCTAAGACAATACTTCTATTCTCAAATATTCCCATAATGTATTCCTCCTTACTTTTTACAATAAGAATAGAAAGATTTTACAGCTTCTCTTTTTCCTAATTTTATGCTAAAATAAAATCTGTTGAAATTGATTTGATAGTCAAAAAAATGGCGAAGGCTCACAAATCATTGATACACATACATGGAGAAATACCCAAGTCCGGCTGAAGGGGACAGACTCGAAATCTGTTAGGCGGTGTATGCCGCGCCGGGGTTCGAATCCCCGTTTCTCCGTTTTTTGTTTTTGTTTAACAAAGGTTATCTGTTACTAAATGGCTATTTAATGCCATTATGACAATAGATAACTTTTTTTATTTTTGTTTAGTTCGGATTGTTTTAGAAAAGTTTTGCCACAAATTTGCCACGGATTCGCTGAAACACAAAAACTATTACGCTATAGTATTAGCGTGTTTTTCGCATAAAAAAACCCCCGAAATAATATTCGAGGGCAACAAACTATTTATTAATATGTTTTAAGTGTTTACTTACAGCTTGATCACCTTTCGTAATTTTACGATTATACTTTTTAGTCAAATTACTATCACTATAAAGTTGAATATCTGTTTTTGCTTGAACTACATAATAACCGTTAACGCTGCTAGGGTAAAGCGGAATTTCATCGTATTTACTATTAGAAGTTGAAAGTCTGAAAAGTACTTTTGCATAACTATTTTTTTCGTTGTCGTATGCAAAATATAGTTTCGTGTTTTTGAACTCTGTTTCATGTACGTTTGTTTTAACGCCTTTGGCAGTCGGGGGATTGGATGTTGTTTTTTTACCAGTCGTAACTTCTACAACTGCTTTTACAGCCGCGGTGCGCTTTGTTGTTGCGGCTTTCATATCATTAGCATTACTAATAAACGCAACTTCAATTAAAATTGCGGGTGCGTTTGTATTGGCAAGGAAATACAAGTCTTTGCGTTGTTTTGCTCCTCTGTCGCGCAGGCCAAGCGCTTTCGATAATGCAACAGAAACGTCTGTTGCAAGTTGTTTTTGTGCATTGTCATAGTAAAGTACTTCCACTCCTGTTGCAGATTTATCAGCACTATTAAAGTGCCACGATACATCGAGTCGACCAGTTTTACTTACAGCATTTGCTTTCTTTACTTGTTCAACTAATACAGCATTTTGAGAACTTGCTTCAGACGTTGTATTAGTCACTTTCACTCCGTAGCTTCGCAGTTCTTCAATATAATCATTATTATATTTTAGTGCTTCATCATGTTCTTCATATCCATTTCCAGTTGCGCCCTCCACTTTTTGAGAGTGTCCCGCGTTTGTTGTGATATTTAAATAACTTGTCATTGTTTATCATCCTCTCCATATTTTTTGCTTCGATTAGTAAATTGTTCAAATAATCCAGTACCGCCAGCTCCTGCTAAAGCGCCTGCCCAAATCATCGTTGCAAGCGATCCAGAGCCATCCAAAAACGTTGCTAATGCGCCCAGAATAGCACCAATAATTATGCTAACAGTCGGAAGCCACTTAGACGGGACTAACTCCGTCTTCTTAATCGCCTGTACAAAAACAGGTGTTACAACTACTAAAAATGTCATGTAAACTAGTAATTCTTTTCCAAATTCCATTTCTATCATCCTTTACTTCGTTATTTTGTGTTCCAATAAATCTACTTTGTGAGCTAACTTTCCGACTGATTTTGATAAACTATCAATTGATTGTTGTTGTTGTTTCATCATGTCATTTTGCCTATCCATCAGCCTCTGTTGTTCGTTCATTGTACTTATAAATTTATCTCTCTCCTCTTTCGATTCTTTATTACGCTTCTCTCGTTCTTCCTCCACTTTTTCGCGTTCTTCTTTCATTTCTATTCTTACAATTTTTGAATCATCCCAAATTCTTTTTGTGATAATTAGTAAGATTATAAAAAGCGCTACAAAGAGCGCCGCGAAGAACATTTCTTTCGCTAAAGCATAATCAAAAACTTTTGTTAGACCATCATACATTTTCATCATCCCCCATAAAAAATAAGCCTTGCTCGGCTTTAATCTAAAACATAAAATAATTGATTTAACGCAAAATAAGTAACGCTAGTGTCGACGGGCATAAAACTCATTGCATTGGCGGAAGACGCATGTACTCGACCACCAGTCGATTTGCTCGTTGGCGCGTAAGCCATCGCCGTTCTTGTTGTCTGTATCTCAAGAGGCACAGAAGCAAAAGCGTTAGCTGATGCCCATGCGGTTGATTTTTGAACTTGACCACGGAAAAACACAATTCTAATTCCAAAAATGCATAAAATCATATATTGAGGTGTATTAAATTCGGCTGTAGAATATCCTGCGTTAAGCGGTAAATCTTTCCAAATTGTTTTATAAAACGAATCTGCATCAATAGAAAGCTTAATATTTCCCGATTCACTGAAAATCAACGATGATGCTGTTAGCATTGCATCTTTTGCAACCCCTTCGCCTTTATCATCAATTAGTTTTTGAGCTATTTTATAGCCGCCTAGTGTATTTATAACGCTTTCCAAAACAGTAGAACCCAACCCTGTTGGCAGATAAGTGGAAGAGGTAAATCCATCGTCATTCATTCTCACTGCACCAGAATACAAATTTCCGTCTTCATCTCGATGATTTACCGTGTGCAAAAACTCTGATCCACTTATAACTCCGCCAAAGATAGAAATTGCGTGCAATTCTTCGATGCTTAATGCGGTTAAATCGAACTTTTTGTCTACCCACTCCCCTTCCTTCCAAATCTTAACAGCTCCCACATTTCCAGCGGCATTCAATGAATACCAAGTATCGCCTTCGCTAGGCGTTTCGGGCGGCGTTTCCGAGTAAATAGTCTTACTTTTTTTTCGCGCCTCTTCCAAAGCTTCCTCTATTTTCTCGCTAGCTTTTGGGTCCGCTTCTGCGATGTCGATTGTCCCGACTTCCCAAACCACTCCATTCCAAAATTTATAAACCGCCGGAGAATAATTGGCATCCAGCCAACCTGTTCCAACCGATGGATTTTCTGGGGGCGCTGCCGATGTGGTTATCCCATCGCTCAACACTTGCAAACTTAAATATCCTGTGCCTAACACATTTTTACTCACTAACTAATACCTCCTTCTCCCTTATTCTGTAAATCCTATTTACTCGCTTTCCCGGCTCACCAAATCCGAAATTACAACTTAAATTTCGCACTCCGTTCCCGTCAAAATATATAAAAGCGCCTTCCATTTCCGCCACAGAACCTGTCGGAACGATGGTTCCCTTGTCGAATGTAAAAGCAAGTTTATATATTACTTCTTTGTTTATCATGTCGTAACATATAACTGTATTTCTATCAGTGCCAGTTATCCCAGTGCCATAACTTAAATAAGCATAAGGAAATGCCGCGCATGTACTTTGTAATGTCATTGTCGCGATATTAAAACCCATTTCTTTTCCAGAGCAGCGATAAAGCGGCGTTATTTTCCCTTTCAAAACATCGCTGACATTACAAATAGAAATCCCCAAATTGGCGCCGCCGTCGCTAAGGACAACATAGTTATTTTTAGTATCATATGTTACTCTGTAATAAGTCGTGCCAGTATTTAATTTATAGTCTGTTTTTTCGTAAGTGAGCAGCGCTGGCGTTGAAGTACCGACATATTTAAATCTAACTATTGCATTCGCAGTGTGTTTAGCATCTGTAAACCAATGCGTCCATATATACATTTCGCTTTCAAGTTCTGACCATTCCAATCCTATCGTTGTCCCATGTCCTCCTTCTAAACATCGAACGGAGTCAATATAAACTCCTCGCAAGTCAGTTCTAGTCAAAATAAACGACTCTGTATATCCTGCGTAATTGCTCGCTTGTGTCCAGTAAATGTGGCCTCTCTCGTAGTCAACTCCAGCGCATTGCATAACGTTCGTAATGCCCGTTCCAGCTCCTAATTCAGCAAGTAATATAGCATCTTCTTCTTTCGCAGATACAAGCATTACCTCGCTCGCGTCATCAACAACAGTGCAAGAAATGCTCGCGCCAGCCATTAACGACGCTGGAATAGTTACCACATTGCCTTTTCCAGCCCATTCTCTTTCCCACGATTCGACATGATTCCCATCTTTATCGAACAATGACCACACGAAATTTGCTGGCGCTATGCTAGATGTTATATTATCTTTTCCAGAAAAAACTCTTGCGATGATTTGCGTTTCCAGTTGACTAGATTTAATGACATTAGCACCAGCGAGTTCGATTTTATATGTTTTTGATTCTTCAATATCCCGCTGCGTTTCAAAAATCAGCGCTTCGAGCGCAGACACATCAGAAGGTTTCACCGATTTCACAGTGACAAATTCTCCGGCCACCACTTTGTTTTCAGACGGATTTGCTTCGGACTCTGTGACAGAAATTATTCTAGCGATAACGGTTAGTGCCGGCGACATGTCTAAGTTGATAATACGGACAGTGTCGCCGATTTGAATATCTTCGTTAAAAAGCGATATATCAATTTCGTAATTAAAAAGGGGGCGACTAGCTTTTTCTAACTGCTCTTTTCCCCAAGTAAGTAATCCGGATGCGTTGAAAATCTTTTCATTTTGCACTTTGCCGAATCGATATTCTTTTCCGTCGTTAAATTGATCATTCGCATTTTCGTTAACAATATAATCTTTGCCGCCGTTCACGCTCGCTATAGTAATTGGCGAATCTTTTCCGCTTGGCGTGCCACCTTCGACGATTAAAGCGGTATAAAACGATTCTTCGTTTTCGATGCGACTCATGCCAACAACGTTTTTTTCATATTCAATACGAACGCCATTGTTATCGCCTATTTTTCTTTTTATATCAACACACTTCGTAATTTGTCCTGCCGAGAATTCTACATAAGCATCTATTTCAACGTTAAATAGAGAGACCGCTTCGCTGAAAGCCTCCCTACCTTCTTTCCTACCAGTAAAGTCAATACTTTTAGTATCGCCTGCAAATTCATTGTCTGAAATAATCCAACCAGAATTTTGAAGGGCATATTCGAAAATTTGCTCTGATGTTGCGTTAATCAAATTTTTGTTATCTAATACAGTGTGATTCAGATCAGAAATTAATAAATTTTCGCAAGTGGCCGTTTTTGCAAATGTTTGCCCAGCGGTAGTCTCTCTCACTTCAATAATGCGATAAATATAATGCTTTCCATTTCGTTTTTGCTTTAAAATGTGATTGCCAGCGACTATATAATCCGTTTCGTGATAGCCGTAACTCGCTGAAATAGTGAGATTATCTGACCATACTTTGCCGGATTCATCTGCTAATTGCGTTACAACAACATCATCATAAAATTTACAAGAAGCCGGTCTATCGTTATCTAAAACACCGACTTGCTGCAATCTATTATCTAAAATTAAATACAACTAATTCACCCTCTCGTCGGACGATATTCTATATAAATCTCTGCACATTCTGTTTCGATGGGAGCAGGCGACCAGATTATATCTGTCAAATTATCGGTCATTTTCACTTCTCGATAATCCACTCTTGTTCCATTTATAACATCTGAATTATATGGAATGATGCGCACCCAATTATCGTCTGCTGTAAAACTAAATGTAAGTCTATACCATTGATTGATTGTCCAATTCGGGTAATCAGACTTACGGATATAAAACGTACTTGTCGCAACAGCTGCGGCATTTGTATACTCTTCATCCGGAAACGTTCGCACGCAAAAAAAGATGTCAGAAGACTTATCGTTTTTCGTCAATCTCACATCACAAGAGACCAAATATTCTTTTCCTTTTTCTACAAAAATTAAATCCGACGCGTTTTGAGCAGCGGCATTAGTATGTGCCATGATACTAAATATCGAACTATCTGGTTTGTCGGCTTCTGGGTTAGAAATTCGATAGGGATTGCCATTTGCATCGCCGTTTGTCCAAAACTTTTTGCCTTCTTTCCAGGTGCTGTTACGAATTAAATTGTGACTAGCTCCATCATAAATTTGCTCGTAGGGAGAATGAGAAAAAGCTAGTGTCGTTTCATGCCCGCCGTCGAAAATTGGCAACTCTCCTCCGATCGCCCAATTTTTTTGTTGTATTGTACCGTTGATGTACACGTGTTTGTCTTCTGCGTTAAATTTTACTTCATCTCGCGAATTTGCTACATAATCAACCCCAGACGGCGTATTTTCAAAAAGTTTATTGACTCTTAAAAAAGACATCGACATACCCTGTTGCGAATATCCTTTTGCGTGTTTTGGATTATCTTCGTAAATATCCATTTTTGCATTGTAATAGGCAACGCCGGACAGCGACAACCCTTTGTAATCATTTAACGTTTTAGTAATGCGGATTGGTGTAAACTTTGGATCCTGCGAACGAGATTTGTTATATTTATTTACCAACAAAGTAAACTTGTTTCCTCGTTTTTCCAGAATTATTTCACCATAAAAATTGCTAAACATTGAAGTTGTTGTGCTTTCGGCTATTTTAACATCGCTCCACGCTTGTTCTGTTTTTGTTTTGTTTGTCCCCTTCACTTTCACTTTTACCGTTTTTCCGCCCAGCTTTACTCTGACCGTTTTAGTAACTGTTTTTCCTTTTTTTGTCGGTCCCGTGCCACTGTAAACGAATGTATTTTTAGAGCCAGAAAATAATTTCACTTCTAAAATTAACTCACTTGACTTCACTGAATTTTTTTTAAGCGTCATTACTCCGATTTTACTTTTGTTTTTGTCTAAGAGGTAAAGCTCGACCTTTCCTTTCGCTCGTGGATAATACGTATAATTGTGACAGACGAATTTAACTGACCAATTATCTAGTTCAGCATCCATCATTTTCATAACTGCCGCACCATGCCAATTTTCTGTCGTAGTTCCGTTTCCGCCCCAAAACTGTGCTCCATTTTTTGAACCAATTCGAAACTCTGTATGGTTCGAAATCATTTTTGCGTCATTATAAATAAAACCATTTTCTAAAGCGAACGGAATATTGCTAGATGATAATGTTGTCCACGGCGCAAGTGTGTTGCATTCATCTTGATAAACCAATGGTGACTTATCTACACCGATGTTCCCCGTCTCCGGATCTACATCTTCGCCTAAATATGCCCATCTGTCTTCTTCGTCCTGCACCACGGCTATCTTACGCGTATTTGCGTATGGAATCATAGAAATGATAGGATTGCTTCTTCTAGTTCCTTGCGGTGTAATAATAAATGGATTAACAGCTACTTGCACCGTTTCTTTTTCCATATAACCCAAAACATCAGAACAATTAAACGCGATGGTAAAGAAGCCGTTCGCTTTCGTTCGATTAACCTCACTAATATTAGACACGTGCGCAAACCATTCCAAATCTGGTTCGTCGTCAAAAATAAGAGAGTATTCGTTATCTTTATCCGACCACAACCAGTCAGAAATATCGTGCAAATCTGCTAAGCGCGATTCGTGTGTGTTTGAAACTAGTTTTACATCAATTTCGAATGGTCTTTGTCCGATGTTGTTTCCTTGATATACCGCTCCGTCCATCCCTTCAATATTCTGAACTATTTCCGAACTAGGAGGTATGACAACGCGTCGAATATCAATAATCTTCAAATTATATAAGCTCGAATGAGAGCCGGCAAAAGAAAATCCGAATTCGTTAATTGAATTATTATACATTTAAATCCCCTCTAATCCCTCTTGATTGAACGCTATTCTTTTGTTTTTCAAATCTTGCGATAGTTTTGAATAACACGCCTTCCGAAACCATACACTCAACAGTTCCGAGCATTACTGGTTTTTGAACTACGACAATGAGCTGCTCTACTAATTCTTTTAATTGAGAAAGCAACACTTTGTTACTCTTTTGTTCATCGCTAACTCCTGTTTGTTTTTTGCTTAAAGATGCGTTCTCTGTCGCAGAATTAATAGCACTTGCTATGTTGACAGCTTTTGATTTACTTACCAAATCTCGTGTCGTGCCACTTGCAAATTTAGGTACTTTATTCAAAATTTTAGCTGTTTTATCACCTCGCAACACTTTCGTCCCTCTTGCTAAATTCAACATTACGTTTCTGCCGTGTGGTAAAAAAGTTTTTCCGTTTGGCAAAGTGATTAATTCTTGATAATTAGCGCCACGTGCGTCATTAACTACTGCTAATCCTCCTTTATGAAAATTTGTACCAGTAGCTAGCCCTTGCGGTCCAGATGGCGCTTTGCCATTTGTCTTGTAGGCGATTTCAATTATTTTTTTATTTCTCATATTTAACATTTCTTGCCAATTATTTATTGCGGATTGCACTTGAGAGGCGACGGATCCGGCATTTGTCTCCATTTTCAACCACTTTAGATTTACAGGAACACCGTTGTAGTCATATAACACTTTTTTACCACTTGTTACTTTATTAAACAAATCTCGGTTATTTGCATAAAGTTCTTTTAAGTTAATTTTTCTGCCGTTGTATTCAACGATAACGTCGTTACCCTTCTTCACTTTATTGAGTACATCGCTATTGTTTGCAAATAAGTCTTTTAAATCTACTGTTTGATTATTGTACTGCACCAGAACTGTTTCACTTTGTAGTATTTTATTCAATACATCATTGTTATCTACTATCAAATTTTTTTGCCCTGGAATAGCCTTGTCCCACTCAGCAAAGCCCTTTTTTACGTCTTGCATTGTGTTGTCTACATTAGTCTCTAAAAAAGCTTCTTTTTTGCTGCTGTCCCATGGAATTTCATCCCATAATTCATAATTTTTTAAAACCTCGTCAAGCTTCTGCGGCGTATTTGATTCCAAAATGGCTTTTTTTACTTCATAGTCTAAATTATTCCATTTTTTGTTATCTTCAAGTGCTAAAACGATTTGGCGAGTGCTATCTGATTCAATCAATATCTCTTTTTCTTCAAAGCTTAATTGATTCCATTTTCCGGATTGCGCTACAGCATCGAGTATAGTTGCTTTTGCGTTTGAATTTAAATCTGCTTCTTTTATAATGAATTGTAGATTTTTCCATTCTTTTTCAGATGACATAGCTTTCGAAATCACATCATTAATATTTGTTGTTACTTCCCCGGTTTTATCGTCTAGTATTAAATCATTCCATGCGACATTAGCATCAGAAGATTCATCTGCTAATAACCCCAAATTGTCAGCTGTATTTTTAGTTGTCTCGTTAGAAATACGCTCTATATCTTCTAGCGACAATCCGAAATTTTTAAGTCCATCCTCTATTGCACTCTCCGAAATTCCGCTGGCTCTTTCAAGTTCTACCCAACGAACCGCGATAGATTCCGTAACAGCTTTATTTTTCGTCTCTAAAATATCTAGCGTACTCATGTATCGTTCAGTATTACCGTCTTCCGCATAAAGCGCTTTTGCATTTTCTTTTTGTTCTTCGTAGGCTTTTTTCTGTTCTGACATCGACTTAGATAGAGCATTCGCGCTTTTCACACGCTGACTCCTATCCATTTTTTCAATATCTTGATAAAGAGCCGCTTTAACTTTTTTCTCTTCGTCGCTAGACAGTTTAAGCGCTTCTACATTTTCACTTAAAAGGTTCTTTTCTAGTGAAATAAGACGCTTGTTTTCAGTCTCTGTTAAATCACGTTCATTTTTAGCTGCATTTTCTACAATCTTCATAGCTGAGTCCGCTTGCGTTTGAGCCAACTTTTTCTTTTCTTCACCGTCTTTTTTTGCCTCATCAAGCGTTTTTTTGTACATTGTTTTTACTTCTTCCGGGAGATTATTATAAGACTCTTCTAACGCTTTGATAGAATCATCAACGGATTTTTTGACCTCGTCAGCCATGCCCTGAAATGCAGTTTTTACAATTTTAGCATTCCCTGACATATCCGTAGAAAAAGATTCCATTGCGACGGTGCCTTCTGCTGAAAATTGGGACACTTTGCTAAGCGATTTGTCTGCCGCGTCGCCTATATCTGCGCCCCATTTTCGTGCATTGTTGTCACCGAAGACTTTGTATAATCCGTAAGCAGCTAAACCAATTGCCCCAATCGCCAATACCCATGGCCCCATAGTGACCAATGTGGCTCCAAGCGAAGCACCAAAACCGCGCGTTGCCACTGATGCAACTTTCGCTCCTTTTCCAGCGTTAACAGTTCCAATAGCAAGGGCATCAGTGCCTGTTTTTGCTAGTTTAGCTTTTACTGCAAAATTGCCTAAGCCTTGCACCATTGACCCAGTAGCTTTTATAAGCGTTCCGCCCGCACTAACAAATTTGCCAACACCAATCGTCACAGGCCCAAACGCCAGCGCAGTTGCGGCTAATTTTAAAACTAGCTTTTGCGTCTCTGGTGTTGCATCCGCAAACGCTTTAGACATTTCTTTGATACTATTTAGAAAAGGCTTAGAAGCTTGAAGACCAGCATTCAATGCTTTCATGAACGGGCCGCCGAGGTCAATAGCTATATCGTTTATTTGATTTTTAAATATCTTTAATTGCGATTCAAATGTTTCATATCGTTTAGCAGCCTCGTCGGTCAATGCGCTGTTTTCTTTCCACGCAGTTTTCGAATTACCTAGCGCATCTGTAAGAATATCCGCATTACCGGATAATCGAAGCATAGTATCAGATTCACGAATCCCTTTAATCCCTAGATCGTTTAAAATAGCTGTTAAATTTTTTCCTTCTTTACTGTTTTTTTGCAAACCATGGACCACGTCATCCAGCGCACCTGCCGCATCATCTTTCCAAGCTTTTTGGAATTGTTTCGCTGACATACCTGCTAGATCAGCAAACCCTTTTAAAGAGCCTTTTCCGGAGTACACGGCGTTGTTAATTTTCTTCATGACCATGGACATTGCTGTACCGCCAGCTTCCGCTTCAATGCCGACACTACTCATCGCCGCTGCCAAGCCCATAATGTCCGCTTCACTCATATTTACTTGTTTGCCTTGTCCGGCCAAGCGGAGACCCATATCGGTAATTTCTTTTTCTGTTGTAGCGAAGTTATTTCCTAGGCTAACGATAGTCGCGCCTAAACGGTCGAAATCGCTTTGTTTCATTTGTACAATATTCGCAAATCGAGCTAAAGCTGTCGCCGCTTCTTCACTTGACATGTTCGTTGCGACACCCAAGTTCACCATCGTTTTAGTAAAGTCCAGTATGGCTGGCGTTTGAATTCCCAGTTGTCCAGCCGCTTCGGCAACAGCGCTTATTTCTGTTGTGCTCGCAGGCATTTCTTTAGACATCTGCCGAATTCCAGCAGCAAGTTTGTCGTAAGAATAAGTGACTTCACCGTTTTGATTGACGACTTCGTCAACCGTTTTTTTTACGCCCGCAAACGCGCTTTCGAAATCGGATGCTGCTTTGACTGAAAGCCCAATTCCAGCAGCAAGCGGTAAAGCGAATTTCGTAGTAATTCCCATGCCGACTGAACTAATACCCTTGCCGACATTTTGCATTTTAGTGCCTAGTGCCTGCATTTTAATACCCGACTGGACCAGTTTGCTAGAATTCAATGCGATTTCTTTACTTAGTGCATTATATTTTCCGCGTAAACTTTCCGCTTCGGCAACAGATTTGTGCATTGCTTGTTCCGCTGCAAGAAGTTTCCTTTTTTGTTCGTCTGTCGCGGCGTTAACGTCGCCAGTTGCATCTTTTAAAGCGTTATATTTTTCCGTATTCTTTCTTACTAATTCGCTAGAAACTCGCAACTGCTTGCCTAACACTTGCTGTTTTGCTTTTAAACCTTCAATTGATTTTCCGGTATTTTTAAACATTGCTTCCGTAGCTTTTAAATTTTTTCCCAAGGCCCTTCCTTGCCTTTCAAGCGTTCGTGCGGATGTTTGAAAAGGGTTGATATCCAAGCTCGCGGTAGCTATCAAATCACCAAATTTTTCAGCCAATTAATTCAACTCCTTTTTTAAAATAGACCTGGGAAAGCCTTGTCTATTGCTACGATTTTTTCTTCTTCTTGCTTCGTTATTTCGATTAAAAACTCTACATCGTCTAGCGTCATCGCTTTTAACTCATGTAGTTTATAACCAGCATCTAACAGACTTTTAAATAACGATTTAAAATTTTCTAAGGCTTTTTCAATCGTTATTTCTGTTCCTTTTTTGTTTCGTCAGTATTACCGCCCATTACTTCGAAAAGAACACCATTTACAACGCCAGCAAAGTCTTCTCGTGTAATTCCTTTCAACACATCGTCGACAGAAAATTGATTGTCAAAAGCCGTCACTAAAAATTTAGCCGCGTCTTTTGTGCCTTCCATTTGCAGCATAATTCCCTCATACGTGTTTGTAAGTTCCATTTCATCTTTTCCTGCGAAACGTTCCACTTGTCTGATGTTGTATTCCATGCCAACCATTGCGTCGAACATTGTCGTCTTATTCTTTTTATAAAGAACTCCTTGTTTTTCATTTTCCTTCATTAATCTAATTTCCATAATTAAAAATCCTCCGTTTTTTATTTATTCACACATGAAAAGAAGTTTTTCAGCCTTGGCCAAAAAACTTCTTTTCTCTAATATTTAATTTATTCTCCGTTCTCCGGAGGGGTAACCGCTTCGGTCGGATCAATTCCATACACCATTTTATAAAAATCGCCTAACACAAAATCTTTATTATCTTCTCTTGCAATAACCAACATGTTACCATCCGCCTCACGAGCTACAAAAGAAGCAGAAATCGTTTCTGTTTGCGCCGTTGCTTTATCTTCTTTCGTTGTTAAATCCAATCCGGACGGCGCAAATTTCCCCTTCACTAAGCCAAACCATACATATTTCCCAGAATCTAAACGAGAACGGAAAGAAGTCGCGATATAAGGCGCAGAAATGTCTTTCTTGAATAATTCCATGCCTTTTTCTACTACAATACCAAGAAGATCTTTTTTCGCATCGGAAGAAATATCAGCTAAACCGTATTCTAGTCCAAGCTTTGTGATTCCCGATTCAAGAATTGCGAAAATGGTGTCATCTGCATAAAAATTTTCGTTTTCCATTTCCAACTCTAATTTTGCAGTCGTTAGCCCTGGCAACGATTTAACCTCGCTCGCTTTATCCTTTTCGTCTAATTTAGCGTATTGCGCTTTATCTAAACCAATTTTTACCATTTTTTTTCCTTCTCTCATTATTATTTTTTGAAAACACCTTTATACTGTCGTGCGTTATAATTAAATTTAAAATCCGGTTCGATGTAAGTGTCGTCAGCGTACTGCTCAAATCCGTTTAAACGCATCGCTTCATCGATCAACGGAATTAAAATTTCAAGATGTTGTATGCTGTTCGTCATTGTTGATATTTGTATCTCTGCAGATTCCGCATTCGCTTTGTCATCAAAATAAAAAGAGCTGTAATTGTTTACAGACTCAATTCGAATAACAGGTGCATTCTTTTTATTTTGAAAAGTCTCCGGAAGAGCGAGCATGTAAATTGTTTGCTCTTCCAAAATTTTTCCGCGAATGTTGTTGATTGATTCATTTAATGCTTCGTTTAGAACAAGAGCGTCATATGCTCGCTTAACTGGCAGCATAATTACAGCCCCTTCCTCAATGCTTCGGCATAAATGCGTAATGCTTTTCTTGACATCACGTTCAACGTTTTTTCTTCAAAATTCTGCGCTGATTGCTTGGCTGTTCCATTGTTTGGAAAACGTGCGCGCCAGCCTTCTTTTTTGTAAAGAATATCTTTTTCAACGCTTCCACCAGAGATCATTTTAAATCCGGACAAAGCAACATCATCTTTTAAATGTTTGCCTGCTTCTGTGCTGACAGGAATGTTGCTTTGCAAAAGTTCTTTTGTTTCTTCAGCCACTTGATTAACGGCTTTTTTCGCTTCTTGTTTATTTTCAAGAATCATTTTTTGAATATTTGCTTGCATTTCTTCCAAGCCTTTTACCATTCCACCCACCTCGCTTTAATCAGTTTAAAATCGTCTGCTTGCGCGGTTGGAGGCATTTCAATGATTTCGAAGTCATTACCTTCATAAAAAATTACTTGCGTTGAATCGATGTTAAATCGCTGTTTTTTTCGGATGATAAATGTTATTGTATTCGCCCGGCCTTCGGTGTCCGAAAATTCTTTTATAGTTGCTCTTCTAACTCCGGCCCAGCAAGACCCAACTGCTTCTTTAACTTCTTCTGATTCTCCGTAGTTATTCTTTTTATTCTTTTTTTGTCTGAATGTTATTCTATCTGTGAGTTCTTCAAAGTCCATTTTTTATAATCACCTCGCAGGCGTTGAATGTAAGAAATTAAAGCGAACGGCACTTCGTTTTGTTTTTGTAACGAGGCAGCTTTTCGATTTTCGTAGTTCGAGCTTAGTAGCAACAATGTCGCTATTTTAAATACAGCGTTATCATCAAAAAAAGGCGATTCATACTCAAGTGTCACTGCGCCAACAATCTCTTGTTCCGCGGCAGGCAAGTAAATATTTTGAATGATGCTATCGTCTTCGTCATGTTCTAACTTCAAGTGTTCTTTCGCAGTTGCTAGGTCTATTCTTGTCTTGTGTTCGTTTGTCAAACACTCACCTTCTTTCTAAAAAAGAGAGCCGTTAAGCTCTCTTTTCAATTAACCTGCGGTTGGTGGAGTAATTTCAAGATAGCACGCAGCGTCCGGATCAATTTTTTTGAAGTCGTTACGAACATTAACGGCTAATCCTTGACTATATCGGTCGAACTTTTCCCATTCAACTGTAATTTCCGAACGATTAAATACAGCTACAGATTCCTCAATATCTCCAACGATAATAGGATATTTTGGATTTGCCTGCGTTCCTTTAGAAGCTAATAGACTGTTAGAAACGACTTCGACGGGTGATGAAAATAATGATTTACCACTAGGCGCGGTCAGATCAGGCTGTAATAAATAACGCCCTTCCGAGTCTTTCAATGTGTCTAACCAGTTAAAAGCGTCTTGATTCACGATGAACATTTTATTTAGCGCTGGATCCAAAGTCACGTTTATAGCTTTTTTAATATCATCTGCTCCTGTCCCCGCAACAGTTGTCATCGAAGAAAGCACTTTGATGATGTTGTAATTTTTTGTGTTTAAAACCATGCGAGCTAGTTGTTTTTTGATATATGCTTTCACGTCAATAGCGGAGTCTTCGATAAGTTCTTCGGAAAGAACGATTTGTCCGCTTCGAGTTTGAACGTCCCATTCCACCTCGATGAACATCGGTTCATCAATCTTAGCGATTTCTGCTAATTCCTCTTTAGTAGCTAATGTAGCTGAAATTCGTTTTGCGATTGGGAACTTTCCTGTCTTCGTATTTACATTTTCAACTGTCGCGTATTTTGATAAATCTAATTCTTGTTGTTTTAATTCTTTAACTGAGTTTGTAATATCGACCGGAACAATAACGCCGGTGTTAGTTGTTGTTAAATCTCTTGTTTCAGCCCCTTTACTTCGGATGTATCTTTCGAATGCATCGACTTTATTTGTATTATCTAAAATATTGTGATTGCCCTTTGATCGCTCTCCGTTATCTTCTTCACCTTCACGTTTTTCCAACGGATCCGGAATTGTTTCTAGTTCACTAAGACCAAGTAATGTATCTAATTCTTTTTGTTTAGCTTTTAACGTTTCTTTCAAAGTGTCAATTTCTTTTTTTAATTTTTCGGCCGCATCAACATCTCCAGACTCCGCCTTCTCGCGCGCTTCTGTAATTTTTGTGTTAAAACTTTCTCTTGTGGTTTGTAGCTCTTTTTCCAATTTTTCAATTTTATCTTTAAACATTTTCATTCTCCTTTTCTTTCGTTTATTCCAACAAAAAACACTTGCCTTTTGGACAAGTATTTTTTAAATGGTTAATTCGTCTAAATCAAGTTGTAACTTAACAATTGCTAAACGATTTTGATAATCTTTTTCATTAGCTAATTCTCTTGTAGCTACTGCGACGTTTGTGTCTTCATATGCCGGGATAGTAACGATTGATATTTCTTCGATTTCTGAAAATTGTTCAATAGTTCGAATGTAGTCACCGTCTTTACTTCGTTTCCAAGAAACACCGTTTTCTGTCGTTCTAAATTTAAAACTACATTGACTTATATTGCCCGCTTTGATGTTTTCTTTTAAATCGCGCGCAAAAGAGGTTCCAGGCAATGTACACACAAATCCAAGACCAGTAGAATCGTTTTTTAGCATTAATGTTCCGGCTTTTGTTCGACCGATACATTGATTCCGGTCGTGATTAATTAACGCTCTAACATCTGATAAATCCACACCGTTTAGCGCGTTCGGGGAAATGATTTCTTTATAGCCGCCTAAGTCTTCACTTAATGAGTTATATTTAAGTGCATAGCCAGCGATAGAATTCTCTTCTTTACTCTCTACGCTTTCGAGCGATCGCGTTTCCATTTCATTCATTCATCCTCACCCCCTTCGCCTGCAGAACGGGTTTTATAACCTCTCTCGCTTCTGTTTTTCTGATATTCTTTTAATCCACTTAGCTCCGTATAATTTAAACTAGCAAGTAACTCATTGCCTCCTTCGACCGGAGGCGCTCCGAATCTCGCGCGTCCCTCATTCGGCGTTAAGAGAGTTCCTTGCACCAATTCTTTAACCACTTTCGCTTTTGTTTCCGGATCCATTTCAAGGAGCCGGTCCACGTTAAAACTAACTTCAGTAAATTGATTAAAAGGATAGTCAATCATTTTGAATTCAATTTCTGTGCTGAAACACGAAAAAATAGGATAAAGCGTTGATTTTAAGTAGTCTGCATTCGCTTGTGATTGCGACGTATTTGTTGTTTCAATACCTAGTTTTTCTAAAGGAAGGCCGAAGCTTTTCGCTACTTGGGCAGTAGAGAATGTATATCCGTTAAGGAATTTAAGGATTTCGGTAGGTATTTCTAGTTGTTTGAAGTCCATCGTGCTATCTAAAGCTAGTACCCCGCCCGCTTTCATCGCTCCGCCGTAGGCCTCCGAAAATTCTTTTCGCTTGTCTGTTAATTCTTCTGTGCTTTTTAATGCTTTATCTAACTTCACAATTCCACCAACCATTGCGCCACGTTTGAAAAATGCGTCCAACGCACTTTTGGAACCTTCTTGAATAGATATTTCTTTTGCTAATGTGTGAAGTGGACTATATGCGTTAAAGCCATCGAGCGTAAAAGTCCGGAAATGCAGCATATTTTTCGCCGGAATTGTTTTCGTTTTCCCATTACTTTGAACAATTGTGTAAACGATAGCATCTTTTTTTTGTGTAAAAGTAACGGTGCTATTTCGGTGAAAAAGCAACTCTGCTGGGACTCCGTATTTCGCACGTTTTATTTCTACAAAAGATTTACCGTTTAATAGCATATTTGCTGTAATGACAAATTTAAAATGCCACGGATTCATTTGTTGGTTAGGTCGTTTGTTAAGCAAATAGTTTAAATTACTATCTTTTTCTTTTATTCCATTCACAACGATTTCAAAAGGAGAACTTGCAACATCCGACGAAATTGTTTTAACTGCAGTGTAAATATCGCTATTACGCAAAGCTCCAACACCTGACCACGAAACGTTTCCTCCGTAAGCCTCTGACAAAAGCACGTTTAGCGTATCTGTATCCACTTCCGTTTTTTCTCGAACTTCACTTCTTTTTTTAAAAAACATTTTTAATCACCCCCCTTTTTTGGGGCGCTAAGCAAACTTATAACTATCAACATAATGCCAGCGCTAATTATTCCAGTTTTGAATGTAAATAAAAACGCCGCATACACTAGTAGCGACATTCCAGCAAGCAATAGTAGCGAGTGACTGTTATCAGCAATCCAAACCAAAAAAGCTAGCAAAATTCTATTTAATTTTTTAACCAAGTTACCTCACCCCCATACATCGAAATAAAGTTCTTTACTGTCCGGCTCGTAGTACATAGCTTCCGTAAATCCATCCACAACAGCAACGATTGGATCTATTTTTTCGCGATTTCGTTCTTTGTTAATCTGACAAGCATCATTTGTATATTTTAAGATAGCGTTATTTACTGCAATATCAAGCAAAGCATTATTGCTGTGTGTAATGCGCTTATCAATAACCCCGAGCTTAAATTCTTTTGTAGGGTCTGATAATGTTTTAACGCCTTGTCGAACTTCGATTAATTCGTAATCCAAACCTCTTTTTTCTAGTTCTGCGAGAAAAAGAGATATATTATAAGAATCGTAACAAATTGCGCGAACGTTTAAGTTGTATGCTTGTACGTAACGTTCAATATAATCAATCATTTGCGCATAGTTAATGATTCCAGACTCTAAATCTGTTAGAGTCGCAACACCTTTTTTAACCATCAGGCGGTAATCAATCTTATCACGATCTATTTTTAAATCTAATCCGCCGCGCGTGCCAATAAACGAGTGCGCATCCACATGAAATTTTTTATCTTCAAACGGGAAAACAAAACCAAGCGCCGAAATATCTCCGCCTTTTGACAAATCAACACCAATATATACGTCTTTGCCGTAAATATCTGCATCGCTGGTCCCTGCTGCTTTCCAGTCCTTGGAGTCCATGTAAGATTCTTCGCTAGCTTGCATCCAGTAATTAAAATTTTTAACTAAACGGCGAAAAATTTTATTTTGTTCTATTCCTGTTTTAATCCGTTTGCGCAAATACTCCATGTTGTCTTCGTATTTTGCCTTAATTTCTAAAATTGGATTTGATTTTATCCAAGTCGTTTCGTCTTGCCATTCGTCTGCAAAATCTTGTTCTGCAATAAAAACAAACATTTCGTCATCAATCACGTTCCCGGCCAAAATACTTTTAGCGTAAGGGTACATCGTTGTATATAACCATCCGTTCAATTTAAAACCTGCAGTAGAGATAATGAAAGTCAATGGCGATTCTAGTTGACCTTGTCCGGATTCGATCAATTCAAAAATTTCATCGTCTGTATATTCGTGCGCTTCATCCATTGAAGTAAACTGCGGTTCGAACCCGTCCAAACTACTCGTGTCCCTTGAGAGCGGAATAATGAACGAGTCGTCTATTAAGTTCCGTATTTCTTCGCGCACTTTTTTTGTCGCTTTTCTCACTTGTTTGTCCTGCAAACTCAAAGCTCGTAAGAACTTCGCAACCATTTTAAAAACAAGGGAAGCTTGTTTTTTATCATTTCCGGCACAAAACATTTGTCGGCTCATCTGCGGATTCTTAAAGAACAAGAATTCATATAACATTAAGCCTGCGATTAAAATAGATTTTCCGTTTTTTCGGGCCATCATGACCAGTGCGGTTTTAAACCGTCGCACATTTTTCTTACCTTTTTTATACCAGCCGTGGATATTTCCAACAATAAATTTTTGAAACATCGCTAAAGGAAAAGTTTTGCCAGTTTTTGGATCCGGAAGAACTTCCATGAACTTGATTGCATTTTGGGCTCTTTTGGGACGGTAGGAATATTTAAACGATTGCTCTTTTATTTCCAATAAATCGTTTAAATGCCTTTCACATGCCGCAATTACTGCATTAGATGCGAGTATTTTTTTATCTAAAATCAATCGACAATATAAATACGCATCATCTTTGTACTTATCTTCAATTTCACTAAAATTAGTCATCGTCTTCATCTTCTTCGTCATCATCTGCGAACATATCAAAGATAGAAGATTCTTGTTTCTCCTCCGGCGTAACAATTTTCATTCTGGAATCTACCGTTAAACCTAGGCTTGAAGCGCTTTGGATAATTTTCGCCGATGCGTCCGCCATCATACCAACCGCCGGATTTTTCCTGGAATAATCCGTATAGTATTTAACTTCCTGGTTTTTGTTTAAATAAGAGCGCGTCATATAAATTCCATTTTTTTTATACTTATCATAAGCTTCACGCCAAACTGAATACCAAACACAATATTGTTCCAAAACCCCTCTATCTAATCCCCGAATCGGAAGCTTTTTTATTTCTTTTACAACACGACGATATTCATTTCTTGCTAAGTTATTGAAATATTTCGGTGGTGTTTCTTGCAATTCTCCAAATCCGTCTGTTGCTTTATTTTCAACGTTTTCACGCTCTTCTTTTTCTTCTTTTGTCAAGTGTTTTTTGTTAACTGCTGTTAGTTTTTTCTTTCTTCCTGCCAATTTGAAAAATCACCTCCTCCAAAACATTTCAAAAAGGGAACTTTGGTCACGTTTAACAGCCCAACGTTCTGCAAACTTTTAATAGTAGGCCGGGTTAGTTAGGTGGGGGGTCCTTCTTTTGAAAAGTTTCTTTATTGTGACAAGAAAAACAAATGCTTTCCAAATTTTCCGGATCCAATCTTTTATCCCAGCCTGTAGACGTATACGTGTCTATAATATGATGAACGATAACTGCTTGTGTGATGATGCCGTTCGCTAAGCACCTTTCACAAAGCGGCTCTTTAAGTAGCTGGTGGTATCTGCATTTTTGCCACATTCTGCTTTTGTAAAATTTTGTTCGTTCACTCTCTGTTCTCGCTCGTTCTTTTTCAAAAGCTTTTCTCTGATTAGTAACATATCCGACCGGGACCAATTTCGATTTTCCGTTTTCGATTATTCTTTTTTTAGATCCGTTCATTTTTTCTTTTTCGTTTGCGCTGGATATAAAGTTTTATTCACAACATCCAACTGTGCTTTCTTCATTGCTGTAAATTGTTTGTCACTGATAAGTCCATGAGCGCTTAGTGCCTTGTCATAATCACTAGCTAATTGTTCCAGGTTCCTAATCATGTGGGTATTATAATTTGTTTTGATTTTCTTATTCATTGCTTTAAATGTTTCTATCACGGTAATCAGATATAAACGAAGTGCAAGTCCTTCTTCGTTTAATTTGTTTTGAGATAGCATCATCTTTATTGCTTCGGCTTCTAACGATTCGTATTTCGTTGGTTCTAAATTCATTTCGTTTCCTCCTCCTTATTTTCCTCCTAATTTAAAAAAAGAAGTAAAGCAGGAGGTACTTTACTTCTTCAAGTCAAAGGGTCGTTAACCACCCTCTCATATATAGTGCGCATTGCCCTCTAAAAAAACGGCTCGAATGTCACATATCTTATATTGTGTGTGTTTTAAAATATCTTCGTAACCCTTTGTGTAACAACTTTTTTCAGCGTTCTTAATTTCGAATGTCATGTTGTCGGTTTGAATGTGTATTCATTTAAAAAAATATTACTTTTATTTTTCAATAATCGAAACTTCTGCCTTGTAAATTAAAGCGCCTTCGTTTGTTTCTGTGCTATCATGGAAGTAAATGTGTTCTTTTGCTTGTTCTATTAATCCTTCTACGAGCTTATTTTTCACTAATTTAACAGAGTATCCACGATAGCGCATATCTCGCGACACGCAAACCTCGCTTCCTATCCGAATTGTTTCTGCTAATTTTGTATTTATAACTAATTCCTTTGCCACGAATTGTTCTTCTGGATTTACTTTCTTGTTCAAATTAGATATTTTCTTTTTAAACCATTTCTTTAAAGCTCCAATGTTTTCGTGTTGATTATTTTTCATTTTCAGCACTCCTTTTTATAAATTAAATTTAGCCATTTTTTTATCTAGTTCGTCTTGTTGTATGCCGATGTATAACAGGGTTTCTTTCTGGTCTTTGTGATTGAATATTTTTTGCAAAGCGACAACATCATTAAATTGTTTATAGAAGTGATATCCGAAAGTTTTTCGCAGTGTATGCGTTCCTACGCGATCAAGCTTGAACTTTGGTTCTAATTCTTTCAAAACCCGATATGCCGTTTCGCGTGTGATAGGTTTATTTACACCTTTGCGGCTTTGGAATAAAAAGTCTTCATCTTCCAAGTCTAATGTGTACAATCCCAACGCTTTTTTTACATCGCGCGGAATGAGTATTTTTTTATTTTTATTCGTTTTTTGTTCTCGCATTGATATATGCCCGCCACGAACATCTTTTACTTTCAGCTTTAAAAGGTCACCTATTCTCAATCCGACGTTTATGCCTAAAAAGAATAAAATGTAATCTCTGCTGCTCTTTACAATCAAGTATCGTTTTATTTCCGTAATCGTGTCACGGTCGCGAATTGGTTCTACTGTATTCATTTACGCACCTCGTTTCCGCTGTTCAAATACACATTAACCAATAAACTTTTTTCTTTTTGCACATCAATTTTATGCTTGGCTCTTCTAATTGAATTTTCTACGCTTTTAATTGTAATGTTTAAATACTCTGCAATATCACTGTAGCTACACATACATTGCTTATTTAACAAATAACATTCTTTTTCTTGTTTCGTGAGTTTTCGCAACAAACCGCTTATCATTTTCGTTTCAAATTCTCCCAGCTCTTTTTCAGCGCACGTCTGTGGATTTTTATAATTAAGATAATCTAATAAATATGAATCAGCATAGATCGTTCTACTTTGTGTATTTGCTTTTTCACCCGATTTGAAATCCCAAGGCGAAACACCTGTTTGCATATAAGCTATGCTATTTTCTAAACTGGTTGTTATTTCTCCCCAAATCTTTTTATCTGCTATATTCTCGCATTCTGCCTTTTTTCTATTTGCGTGCTGCAAGGAAACCTTATACTCAAAAATTAAATCATCTAATCCCAACGCGCGCCCTCCTAACAGAAAAAAGCTATATCAATGACGATATAGCTTTTTCTTTCACTATATTTAGTTGTCATTTTTTAGAAATATAAGCGTGCTCTTTTGCTTTGAAATTTGTAATATAACAATGATTACAAGTTCCATCCGTAAATAATTTTTCTGCCTCTTGTTTTGCCTCTTGTTTTGTTTTATAAGAATTTTTGTAGCAATACGAAGTTTCTTTTCTTACATACAAATCCCACATTTTTGTCACTCCCATGTTATTTCGATATTCTCTGGCAAATCATATATTTCTCTAAAAAGTGCCTTTAGTGCTTCTTCATTCACTCTTACCAAAGCTTTACCTGCGGCGCGATTTTCATATTGAGCAATCGCTTCGTAAGAAACAATCCCTTGCAATAATTCAACAGGTTCATTTAATCTCTCATTACGTTCGATTTCTTTAAATTTGTTATAAGTATCTAATTTAATTTTTACGTATTCATTCATTTTCATCGCTCCTTTTTTACTTAAAACGGTAAATCATCATCTGGAATATCGATTGGCTTGCTATCATTAACAAATGCACCGCCTTTCTGACTCGCATCCGCTGCATATGAGCTTGTTTGGATGTTGTTTGAATAATTAGCTTTGTTTTGATAATCATTTGTTGAAGCTCTTCCTGGGTTGTTTTTAGGTTCTAAGAATTGAACTGATTCAGCTACTACTTCTGTAACGAAAACACGTTTACCGTCGTTATCTTCGTAATTTCGAGTCTGTACGCGACCGTCAACGCCCGCCATGCTTCCTTTCTTCAAGAAATTAGCAACGTTTTCTGCTGGTTTTCGCCAAACAACACAATTAATGAAATCGGCTTCTTGTTCTCCTTGTGCATTTTTAAATGGGCGATTTACAGCTAATGTAAAAGTCGCAACAGCCGCGCCTGCTGGCGTATATCGTAAATCAGGGTCTTTAGTTAATCGACCTACAAGCACTACACGATTCATCATTATTTACTCTCCTCCAATTTCCCAATTAAGAAGTCAAGATACTGTCTAGCTTTCTTCAAGTCCTTAACCTCATTCTGACCTTCCTTTTTACCTGCTCGGGTTACGTATTTGATGACGTTACCCTTTTCAAAATTCATGTTGTGACTCTGAATAAATTTGATGGGTTCAATTCCCCCAGATGTATAATGTGATGGTTGGCTGATTTCGTCCTTCATTCTATGTTGAGGCTTGACTAATGCGTCAAAGGCTTCTTTCTTGATTACCCGACTTTCTTTTTCGGTCAGCATTTCCGCGTTTAGGTCGCGTTTGATTGCTTCGGGATATCCTACATAGTTCGTTTTCTCAAAATAAGGGATGATATTAGGAAGTGGCGTCTGTGTAACATACCCGATAGACACACGACTGATTGTTTTTGATTTGTAATTCTCCAACACGTACGTTCCCCGACCTTTAACGTCCCACTCTTCATAACTAGCAGGGGCTAAAGGGGTCCCATCGGACCACCTGTACCCCTTTTTGTGCATGTACATCATATAACCCACATAATCATTGAAGCTGAATAAATGTATAACACTGTTCATTATTCTTCTTCCTCCTCCTTCAAAACAATCCCTAAGACAACAAATCCATCTTTTTGTTCATAATCTGTCATGTAAACTACTTCAACAACAGTGTAAAGACCTGTATCCATGTCATCCCATTCGCGTAAAATCAAAATATCTCCTACCTGGAAGTCACGGTCATTCTTTCTAATTTCGAACGTTTTACGTCCTTCCGTAACAGCTTCGAAATATTCTGGTGCTATTTTTAATTCGTGTGTTTTAGTCATCTTCTTTTCAGCTCCTCTCTTTAGTTGTTGTATTTGCCATTAAAAGCTGTGTAACTGTTTAACAATTCGTCTGCTTCTTTATATAGTTTATTACTGTAGTCAGGACGATATTCGTTTAATTCGGTCACAGTGAAGCGAAGACCTGTTTTAATAAAATTTCCAGGTTTTACAGTTCTAAATAAGCGTCTTCCGTCTAAACATAATAAAACTACCTCTTTTCTCGCGCTGTCAATATGAACAACAATTCCCTGCAATAGTGTGAAAGATCCCTTTTCTCTTATCTCATCTCCGATTCGCAAATCCCTCAAAACTCTTTTATTTTTACACCTATCAAAAATAAAGATTAAGATTAAAGTAAAGAGACTTGCTACAGCTAATATCCCTATAGATGCTAAAATACTCATTCCGCCACCTCTTCAAAACTTCTAATATCAATTTCTTCCACCATTTCAATCTTAAAACACGCTGGCAAATAATCTCGTTGTTTAGCCCATTCATATATCAAATCTGATAATTGTTCTTTATGTTCTTGAGTTACGTCATTCAAATATTCCTCCCCGCACTCTCCAACTTCGTCATAAACGCATTGAGCTATATTTTCAAGCAAAGTATCTACTTCATTCGGAAATCCGACTTCTTCTATTTGACCAACGAAAAATGTATAAATGTTTTCATAATCCAAAGGTCGCATATTTAATCCATCAGATAAATCATAATCTCTGCGTTCATCATCATCTAAACTATTGTATTCAGTTAATAACTCAACTCCATAAATTATTGCTTCTTCTTTTGTGTCAAATCGTTCAAAAGCACCCCATCTTTCACCATCTGTACCATTTAACATCCATTGTCCGTGTTTCATTCCGCCACCTCCGACAAACCTTTTAGAAAAGCCACATATTCCGCAATTTCTTTATCATTCTTTTCGTCCCATTCCTCATCTGTATGTACATGCCCGCAGTATTCACATGCGAGCGTTCCGTTTTCGCCATTTACACATTCTCCATCACATTCGAAACACTGCGGACAATAATCATCATCACCCATTATTCATGCCTCCTATTCATACTCCGGATTAGTTCTTTCTAGTTTGCAATTACTTTCATCGATGATTATTTTCGCTTTACTTGTATAAATTTTGAACAAGGTTTCTGTTAAACCATGCAAACCATTCATAACTTCTTTAGCACCAAAATTATTAACAATACTTTCGCCGTTATATTCTTGACCGTTAATCCTAACCGAATACAATTCGCCGCTTTCGCTTATATGAAGAGCATACTTGCATCCGTGGACGCCCGCGTTTTCTTCAGAGTCCATGTGGACGAAATGTGAATGAAATAAACTATCTACGTAAAGCGACATTTCGCGGCATTCTTCGTGTTCAAGATTTTCTAACCCTTCTATTTCTTCGGCTAGTTCATCGATTAATTCAGATAACCTATACTCGCGTTTCGGATTATTTAGCAAAGACTCAATCTGTCCCTTAATTTGCATCACTCCGTTATTTTTTATTTCATCATCCAACTTGTCTTTTATCGCCTGCAAAATCATATGGTTGTAAGAAGCTAAATCCAAGTTTTTAAAATTAATTTGCAGAGCCTCTTTTGCCGTGTTCTTAAGCTCTTTTGAAAAGTCGCTCCACATCCCAAACAAATCTTTAACAACAGTATCAACCGTTGAAGCGACATGTTTGTCAATTAACTTCTGTACTTCTCCATCTTTCTCCATTCTCGCTAAACTATCATTTACCATTTTGTTAAAATCCATTATTTTGTTCCCTCCAACAATTCCAGATTTTCGTGTATGTTTCCGCAAATCTCAATGCCATCAGCAACTTCCCACAAGTCCTCTGCGATGTTTTCCCACACATATAGGAACTTACCTTCTTCAAATTTAACAACGCCGTAGCACTCATTGTGTTCATCCCAGCCTACATCCCCTTCGAAAATCTTCTTGCCGTTTTTGTCTTTTAAGCCTGTGTATTGATCGATGGTTTTTTCGTCTATCGCGTGCATGTTATTAATAATAAAATGTGCATAAGTTAATGTGCTAGCACCTTTTCGTTCATCTGCAAAAATGAAAGTAGCGCTATCCTCAAACTGCATTAAATTACCGTAAACCCATTCTCTGTTGTCTATTCGTTTACCTCTAAATCCAATCGCTCTCATGCTATCGTCCCTTCCTTCGCCTTATTTTTGAATTTAAATTCAGATAGTCCGTACAATCCACACTCGCCATTATCTTTTTCTAAAACAGCATATACGCCCGATTCACCGGCTATTGTTTCTGGCATAGTAACAAATTTGTGAAAGTATGCTATTTCGTCATTGCTAAAAACAAAGGAGATGTTTTCGTCTGTGACAATCTCAACCCATCCCGTTTCACAAATAATCAACGCTTTTTCTGTATCATTTACTTCAAAGTGTCGAACGTCCCCTGATTTTAACATTACTGTAATGACGCCCATTTTTTACCCTCCTACATTTTCGCTTATAGTGCTTTTAGTGAAGTCTATTGAGTTGCCTTGTTCAAATCCGGCCGCGCAAGCGTGTAAGCTTTCTATTTCCGGTATATTTAGGTCGTACGTTCCAAAACCCTCTGAATACTTTTTGAATTCATCTTCTACTTTTTGCGGCATTAAAATCAATACTTCAAATTCATTTCTTAATATCGAAATTTGTTCTCTAAATTTCGCATCCATCCCATCTAAAAAACCTCTGATGTAGCTTGTTTTTAACTGTTCGGTGAAATAACGTTCTCTTTTTTCATTCGTTTGTTTGTAATGATCGTTGACATAAGCTTTACTGTGGAAAACAACAGCTTCATATGCTAGTAAATACATTTCTTTAGCCAGTTCTAAATCTTTCTCTAGCCCATAAAAAACGATTGCGCTTTTTTTTGCGGAACCGACTTTCTTTCCTCTGTAATATGACTTCACTCTGAAATTGTTGGCTATTATACCCGCAAGGCTTCTTTCCCACCAAAATAATTTTTTAAAGATCGTGACGTTGTTTTCCGCGATAAGTTCCATTGCCGCTTCATCGTCGCTTAATTCACTTTCTTTTATATTATTTTCTAACATTAATCTTTGAGCAAACATGAAAGCGGTTTGACCTTCTTCATCATTTTTGTTTTCTCTTGCTAGCGCTAAAAGTCGTTTTACTTTTCTTATGATTTTTTCGTTATCCATTTTAACCCTCTCCTTTAACTCTCTAGTAGCATACGCATTTCGTTATATGCTGATTCAATTTCTTTATCCGTCATCGCTAACGCTTCTTTCAAACTGCATTTTTCAGTATGTAAAAGCGAAGCTATCTGATGTTGAATCCCGATTCTTCTTTTGCTCAACTGATTTAATAAGTCTTGTTCGTTTTTTCTCATGAAGAAACCCCCTTATCATTTCGTTTTTTAGAAACAGAAAAACTTTCGTTGATAATTGCCAAAAAGCTAAACTCTTCCTTCTTTCCGTTATTGTCTAGAAGTATGAAAGTCCCACGCTTTTTGTTAACTTTCACAACTTCGTATTGTTGCCCTTTATCGAACCCAAACGCGCCTACGTTGCAATGTACAAAATCTGTATTTTTGTTGGGGATTTGAATTAAATCCGCTTCTGACTCTGTGATACCTGCCATTTTTTCGAGTCGTTTTATTTTTGAATTTCTCGCTTCTATTTCAGCGTAAATAGTCGCGAGCGTTTCTGCATCGAGCTTGTCAGGCAACATCATTCTGTTATTCTTTGCCGCAAAATCTATTTTATCTATCACTTTTTTTAATCGATTATTTGCTATTATCATATGTTTCTCCCCTTAACATTATTGTTCCACGGAACTAAATTCTTTTTTTCTTTTCCAGTCCGCGAACGTTGAACGACAAACACCGAGTTCGTCTGCAATACTTTTATCCGAATTTGACTTTGCTAGTTCTTTATAATCCTCTACTGTAAAAGCTAGGAGTTTACTTGCCGCCGTGATTCCTTTTTTAGAATCTCTAATGCCTTCTAAAAATTTTAAATCATTTTGCAATTCCTTTCGTTCATCTCTCGAAAGATTGTCGTAATTAGTTTCGATATTTGCTATCACTTCGTTTTGCAATTGCCTGATTTCTGCAACGTTCATTTTTCGCACTTTATCCATATCAGATTCTTTCATTTTACAAACCTCTTTTCCGTTGATCTTCTTCGTATTCTGCTTGTGCTTCTTCAAGTTTTTGCGCGATCTGCGCTTTCTCGTCCTCTGTGTATACTTTTCCATCAGCTCCGTTCTGGTCTTTATCAAACCACGGCGGAAGCTCTTCTTTTTTCGGTTCTTTTTCCCAAGGCTTCTTTTGATTTCCAGAAACCGTTTTTTGATTTAAATAACCTTCGAATTTAATTCCGAACAAAGTTCCGGGCCTCAAATATCGACTCATCGCACTATCGTTTTTCCAGTCTTTGCATTTGATGATGATTACTTTTTTAAAGTCTTCAAAAGTGAATCCATCTTTCAGCCTAGCTCTTATCAATGTTTGAGTAACTTGCGTAGTGTGCTTGTAATTCGTTTCTGCGTTTTCATTTAAGAAATCAATAACATTTTTAAAAATGGATGTATCGTCGAGTTCCTCGACAGTATTCTTTTTATTCTCTTTAGGAGTCTCTGGTAAGTCTAAGGTATTGTCTGGCTCATTTTGAGCTAATGCATTAGCTCTTTTTGGGCTAATCGTTGGCTCATTTTGGGCTAATCGTTGGCTCATTGCTTCCAACGCGTCGTAATCAATGGAATACCAGACGGTTTTGTCAAACTTCTTTTTGTTATAATTAGCAGTTAAAAGCAACTTTTTTTCTCTCAAAGAAGTAAATGTGCGCTTTACTGTGTTTAAGCTCCAAAAAGAAAAATTTTCTTCTTGCCACTTTTGAATACTTCTATACGTCCAATACCTACCATCGTGCAAATTTTGTTTCTTGTTTAACCAATAGTGAATTTGTTGCAAAACAATTGCTTCGTTTAAGCCGATTTCTCTTGCTAACGTTGGCAACACTTGAAGAGGATAATCATTTATCAATAGATTGTTGTTGTTGATTCCAGACATGCGTAATAAGCCCTCCTTGCTCGTCGTGCTTTTTTAAGTTATAATTGACTTACAATTTATTATTTATCGGTCCTACGTTGATGCGTAGGGCTATTTTTTTGCGCTCCGGCAAACGTTGCTATTGCAGAGCCTAACGCAAAAACTAATAGCGTTATTTCAAAGATCAATTCCATCACCCTCTCATAATTTCCGGGAAATTATTTTCAAGAAAATCGTTCATCTTGCTAGCAAGAAATGACCATTTGCGATTTTCAGCCGACGGATATTTCACGAAACCGTCTGGATTTTCGTCAACGTCTAACATACTTCTAAAACTAGGTTTGTAGAGGATTTTTTCTTCTATCCAGTCCCGTTTTCTTCCAATTTTATTTTCCAATGCTTTTAAATCCCAATACTTTCCAACAATTTCTTGTTTTAGCAACTCTTCGTATTCTGTTTTAGTAATAATTACATGCGATTCTGGAATTGGTATCGTTACACTTAACTCTTGTGTCACCATTTCTTAACCTCCTTTCGATTCTATTCGTATTTCGAGGATCTGATTACACTTATTTATTTCTAAAATAAGCAGTAAAAATATTTCTTTTTAATTAACATCAGCGTAAAAAAATATCATCAGGATTTTTATCAAAAACCGATGCGATTTTTTTAGCGGTGTTATAAGTGTAACCATCTCGTTCTCCGTTCTCTATCATCCAGTAGTACTCTTTTGATATACCTACTTTCGTAGCCACATCTTCGTAAGTTAAGTTGTTCTCAATTCTTAATTCTTTTAATTTTGTTATCATTCATTCACAACCTCCAGTTAACTATTGGTTATCCTTATTATAGATAACCATTAGTTAACTGTCAAGATATAAAATCCCTTTTGGTTAACTTTATTTTAATTCCTTGAAATTAACTAACCGTTAACTTATCATTAAAATATAACTTATTATTGAAACGCAAAGGAGTGGCAATTTTGTTTGGAAAAATTTTAAAAACATTAAGAATAAATAGAGGTATGACACAAGCTGACTTAGGTTCCAAACTAAACATAAGTAAAGTGTCTATCTCAAAATACGAAAATGGAAATCAGTTTCCGGACACCGATACATTAAAACGCATCGCTGATATTTTTAATGTTTCTACGGACTTTTTACTTGGAAGAGAAGAGGCTATCCCTCAAAATTTAGCTTTTGATGATCTACGAGGATTAACGGAAGATGATTTAAAGAAGGTCAATAATTACATTGCTCTCATAAAAAAACAAAGACAAGAGCTCGAAGAAATTGAAAAAGAACTTTAAGGGGATGAGTATTTGAATATTCTAGATTTTTACCAGCCTAGCGTGGCAGAAAAGTATTTATCAGATTATTTAATAGCACAAAACGTTTTATTGCCTAGCGATCTAGAAATTGAAAGCTTATTAATTAAACTCAATTTGTTTATAGTAAAAGGCGATTTCTCTATGTCTTTGTCTGATTATGGCGGTATTGTTTTAGCGCAACAGTTGTCAAGGGAACAATTTATTGAAAAATTGCATCACGAGCTAGTACACATTATTACACATTGCGGCAATCAACAATTAATGAATTTAAAAGCTATTGAAAATCAAGAAAAAAATGCAAATCGTAGTTTAATGTACATATCAATTCCTTATCACATGTTAAATTTTATAGATTTCACTTCTGATTACATCGAGCAAGATTTGCTCGAACTATTCCCTACGACAACAAGCGATATTATTAGCAATCGAATGTTATCTATACGCAATTATTTATTACAAAGTTCTTCTTTGCCGAAGTTGCAGTATGGATGATTTTTATTTTTAACAACAAACAGAACTAGCGTTCTTGGAAAAGGTGGAACTTAAATGAAAAAGATGATTCTGGGCTTTGTGCTTATTTTAAATGTATTTCTCTTCGGATGCGGAGAACCTGAACTTTCAATCAAAGAAAAACAAAAAGACGAATTTGTAATTAATGTAAACGGTAAGACTGATCCAGGAGCAAAAGTAACGCTGATAGACGAATCTGGAGAAAAGAGCGATATCGTAAATAGCGAAGGTGACTTTGTTCTAGTTGTCCCTCGCATGTTGTCGGACACCACTTATCAAGTAACATCTGAAAAAGATGATAAAAAGACAACTACAAAAGTAAAAGTTCCTAAAAAAAGTAAATTAATCGCATACTATGATTTTGAAAAACAATTCAATGAACTAAGCGAACAATATCCTGGATTAAACACCAAAATTCCAAGCGTTGATTCAGCAAAAAATCAGCAGGACGGTTTTTCAGTTTCTTTAGATGGAAAAAATATTATGAGCATACGCCTTTCTTATTCAGAAAATAATTCCGACGCTTCAATTTCATCTTTTACAGATTATCAAAATTTCATTTTATCAGTTGCTGCAACAAACATTATATTAAATAAAGCAATTGATGGAACTGATACTATAGATTTCATCAAGAACGCAGTAGATGAAAAAGAGGATGCAAAAAAAACAGTGGATAACATTATCTACAATGTATCAAACTTGGACTATATGGGTGATACTATCACTAGCGTAATGATTTATCCTAAATAAAGATTGAAAGTAGGTGTCTCAATGGCTGTTTATAAACGCGAAAATTACTGGTCATACCGCATAAGTTTTAAAAAAGAAAACGGAAAATACGGGCGTATAAATAGCGACAAAAAATATAGAACTAAAAAGGAAGCTCAACTTGCCGAAAGCGCAATAAAGAACAAATTAAGCAAAGGATTTCATTTAGATGAAGGAGAAACTTTATTCACTGATTATTTCGAGGAATGGTTTAAAATCTATAAAAAAGGTAAATTGAGCATCGAAAACGACGTTGACATAAATAGCACGCTAAACTTTGTTAAAGCAAATTTCGATGGAATAAAGTTAAAAAATTTAACAAGAAAAAAGTATCAAGAAGTTTTAAATAAATACGGCGAAGAGAGAGCAACTGCAACGGTTAAAAAGAAACATACTTATATGCGCGCTTGTATAAAAGACGCTGTTCAAGAAGGGGTAATATATAAAGATCCCACGTATCGCGTTCGGGCGATAGGAAACGCCCCAACTCAAAAAGAAAGCGAGAAATTCTTAACTGAAAAACAATTAATTATCCTGACTAAAAATTTGATGAATACACACAAAGTTGAATATACATCAAGGAATATCATCTTCTTTCAAATAGCTACCGGGTGTCGATTTTCCGAAGCGTTAGGATTAACTTGGGATTGTGTTGACTTCGAAAAGAAAAGTGTCATCATAAATAAAACGTGGGATTATAAATATACTAAGTTCTTTAGTGACACGAAAAACTTTTCTAGCAAGAGATCTATTACAATTGATGAAAAGACAATTGAACTACTACGAGAAATAAAATTAGAGCAAACTAAATTCGAGTTGAAGAAAAACATTCGAAACAAACACAATCTAGTTTTTTGCAGTTTCGATTCTTTTCAAGTAGTTAGTAACAATGCCGTTAATAAGACTTTAAAAAAATTCTGCGGAAAAAGCGGCATTACTCCTTCGATTACAAGTCACGCTTTAAGACACACGCACGCATCTTTATTATTGTTTAAGAACGTTAATATTAAATACCTCTCGAAGCGCTTGGGGCATAATTCAATTACAACTACATTACAAACATACAGTCATATAATTGACGAAATGGAACAACAAGAATCTAGACATGTAGATAATATAATATCAAGCGTTTACGGAATAAAAGAAGTTAAATAA